GGATGAATCGTGCATACGGTGCCTACAAGGCGGGCGAGCTCGTCGAGGTGGACGAGTCCTTCGCTGCTCGGCTCTTCGCGTGGGGCTACGCCAAGCGAGAGACACAGCAATCGCTGATTGAGACGGCAGCGGTGGAGCCGGTCGCGGAGCGTGCAGACCTAACGCCACGACGCAGGGGGCGACGCCATGAATGACGGCAAGCGATACCGATCACTGAAGGTCGGCACGCAGCCGGTCGTCGAGCCGGTGAGCGTCGCCGACGCCAAGGCTCACATTCGCGTCGATCACAATACCGACGACGCCTACATCGCTGCGCTCATCTCTGCGGCCCGCGAGTACTGCGAGACGTACATGGACGAGACGCTCGTGGACACGCAGTACGTAATGCGGCTCGATGCGTTTCCGGCGGTGATCGAGTTGCCCCGCCCGCCAATGAGCCAGACCACAGGTCGCACGGCGGTGTCGATCGTCTACACCGCGAGCGAGGCAGGCAACACGGCTACGCTCTCGACGACCCAGTACCGCGTCGATCGCGACGCGAAGCCCGGCACGCTGCGGACGCTGTACGCCGGATCGTGGCCGAGCCACCTGCTCGACTACGGCAGCGTCACGGTCACGTGGTGGGGCGGGCGTGGCGACGACGGCAGCAAGGTCTCGCCCCGTGTGAAGGCGGCGATCCTCATGCTCGTCGGGCAGTGGTATGAGCGCCGCATGGCGGCCGACGCCGTATCGCTCTCCGAGATGCCGTTCGGGGTGAAGGCGTTGCTCGACAGCGTGAAGTGGGGGAGCTACACGTGAACGGACGCATCATCGTCGATTCGCAGTTCACCGACACGGCGTCGTCCACGGGCGTGTCCTCGACGAAGGCCGTGGCGCTCCAGACCTCGAACGAGTACACGTCTGGCAAGGTCGCCGTCGTCTCTGGCACGTGCGGTACGTCAGCCGTGACGATCACGCTCGCCTCGCCTGGATACACGGCGGCGTCGGGCTCTGCCGTATCGTTCTCGTCGGTCTCTCGGATCGTGTTCTCGGCGACCGGCGCGACGCTTGTGAAGTGCGTCGGAGGCGCCACGGGCAAGCCGCTCGTGATGTCGCGTGCCGAGCAGGCTGCCGTCTCTGATGTCGGTTCGACGGAGACCTCGCTTCAAGTGAGCGTGGATGCAACCGCTGGCACGTCGTCCTACACGTTGGTGATGTATGGCGATTGATCCCGGCCGCCTCCGTGAGCGAGTCACGATCCAGCAGGCGACCGCCACGCGGAATCGCATCGGTGAGACAGTGCAAACGTGGGGCACGTTCGCCGAGGTGTGGGCGAGCGTTGAGGGGCTGTCCGGTCGCGAGGTGCTTCAGTCCGGTCAGCAGCAGACCGAGGTGACGCACCGCGTGCGGATGCGATACGTGACCGGGCTGACGCAGCGCATGCGGCTCTCGTGGCGTGGTCGGATTCTGGAGATCACGAGCCTGCTCGAACACAACAACCGCACCGAGCACGAGCTCCTGTGCGTGGAGGCGATCGACTGATGGCGACCGCAGGGATCACGATCACCGCAGAGATCGCCGAACTGCGCGAGTTGCAGACTGCGATCGGTCGCATCTTCACGCCAGCGGATAAGGCGAAGATTTTGCAGGACGCGCTAAAGAAGGCGCTCGCCCCAGCTCTAGAGCGGCTCAGGGCAAACACGCCCGAAGGTCCGACCGGCAACCTCAAGCGTGCGGCATCGGTGAAGATTGTGGCGTACTCGCGGGACGGCAACGCCGTCGGGCTGCTCGGCTACCGGCGGGCTGGCAAGGGTGCGAGCGAGTCGGCGCAAGGCGGTCGAGTCCGCAAAGGATCGGACCGTGCGTTCCACCAGTTCTGGCTGGAGCAAGGCACAAAAGACACCGTCATCGACAAGCTCTCCAACACGCCGTATGCCCGCAAGTCGCACACGCGACGCAACCGCAGCGGCAGCGTCACGACGGTGCGAGCTCACCAAGTGAGCGGGCAGAACGCCTACTACGCGTCTTCGTTCAACAAGTTGGGTCCATTCAAGCTCAAGCCCACTCCCCGACCGCCACGAGGCGAGGAAGGGCAGCGGGTCGAGACGCAGCCCGGCTACCCGCAGGCGTTCTTCAAGCGATCCGCTACGCCGATCACGATCAAGGGTCTGCGGGCTGGCGGCATCCTCGGACAGCCGCCGCTGAAAACGACGTGGGATCAGACCTCGACCACCGTCGCCGAAATCCTCTCGCGTGAGTTGCGAATCTCGCTAGAGCGTGCCCTGAGCACGCTGACCCGTTCGGCTACGGGGAACCTGTGATGTCGTTCAAGTCACCAGAAAAGACCGTCGCCGACGCACTGCTCGCCGACGCGACGGTGGCCGCGATTCTCGGCACCCGGATCTACCCCGTCCTCGCCCCGGCTACGGCGGCACTCCCGCTTGCGACGTGGCGGCGTCAAGCGGTCACCCGCGAGACAACCCTCGGCAACACCCGTGGCGGTCTGCCCGTCGTGACGCTCGCCCTGGAGCTCTACGCCGAGACCTACCAGGAGGTCAGGGAACTGGCTGACGCCTGCCGCTCCAAACTGGATGGGTGGGGGAATGCCGTGTCATCATCAATATCGGTGCGACACGTCGCGCTCCAGAACGAGCAGGACGGGTTCGTGCAACTGGCGGGTGGCGACCTGCCTCCGGTGTTTTCGGTCACGCAGACGTACACGATCCTCTGGCAGGAGACTTGACGATGCCCAGTCCCTCGACGCCTCATGACGGTGCCGGAACCGTCCTTAATCTGTTCGGCACCGTGTATACGGTGACCAACATCGTCATCAGCAACACGAACCCCGGTGCTGCCGCCGAGGCGACCGTGGACGTGGGGCATCTCGGCCAGACGACCGGCGAGACGCTCGCGACGCTGAGCCGTCCGCTCGTGATTCCGGCCGACGATGGCGGCACGGGTCGCTCGGTGACGTTCGACTACCTCGGCAAGACGATCATTCTCGACGCCTCGACGGGCACGATCACGATCACGACCGGCGGCACCACGCTCATCAACGGCAAGGCCGCCACCGTGTCGAGCTCGACGCTCACGCTCGCGACGAACGACGCGATCCGGGGTCAGGCGACGATCACCGTGGCTCGCTGACCGTGACGGAGGTCCGTCATGGCTACGCGAGTCTCTGGCGTCTCTGTCACGTGGGGCGGCACGCAGATCGAGCAGGTGTCTAGCGCCACGCTCGACCTCGTCCGTGAGATGCCGGTTGCTCGCACGGCACGGTGGACTCTCGACCTGGGCGAGGTCACGCTGCCAGCGTTCACTCGAACGGCGCTGCCCGAGAGCCAGTACGGCGTTCGGGCTCGCCTCGTGATCACGGCGCAGAACGACCAAGGCGCCGCCACGTCTAGCACGTTCACGGTGTTCGACGCCGACTGCGTCTACCTCGGTGCCGAGGTCCGTGGCGAGCTCAACGGCGTCTGGCAATTTGACCACCGTTTCAAAGTGATGGATACGGTCGGTGTCTCGACCGCGTATCCATCGTGAGGTGAGTGACACATGGCGACACTGACGGCAGAACAGATTCTCGCGAGCAACGACGCCGGTCTCATGGGACCGATCACCGTGCCCGAGTGGGGCGGCGACGTGTACATCCGCGTGATGAGCGTCGGAGAGCGCGATTCCTATGAGCGGTTGTGGATCGGCAAGAAAGACTCCGGCATCGAGAACTTCCGGTCGGAGTACCTCGCCCGCTGCCTCTGCAATGAGAAGGGCGAGTTGCTCTTCACCCGTGCCCAGGTCGTCGCGCTCGCGAGCCGCAGCGGTGCGGTCGTCGGTCGGCTCTTCGACTCGGCGCTCAAGCACAACAACATGACGGAGGCCGATGTCGAGCAGTTGGCAAAAAACTGAACGCCTCGCCATCGCGTCGGTTTCTCTTCGCGCTGGCGGGGCATCTGCGGATGACCGTTCGCGAGTTGTGCGAGCGGATGGATTCGCGGGAGTTGAGCGAGTGGATGGCATACACGAGGTACTTCGTCCCGCTATCCGACCCGTGGCTCCAGACAGGACTGCTCGCCTCGATCGCGATGGCACCGTACACCGACCCGAAGAAGGGCCGACCGCCGACCGCAGAAGATTTCATCCCGAAGGCACGACCACCGCAGCACGAGTCGCAGGACCGCGAGGCGATCCTTCGGCTACGGCGTGAGATGGGGATTGTGGACTGAACCATGGCAAACATCCTCGGGCTTGCCCTCAAGATCAGTGCGGACTCGACGCAACTGAAGCTCGATCCGGTCGAGCGTGCGCTGCAAACTCTCGGCAAGGAAGCCGACAAGGTCACGAAGATTTTCGAAGAGTTCGCCTCCACAAGCGAGGCCGCCGCCAAGGCGCAGGACTCTACGGCGAAGGCACTGCAAGACCTCACGGCTGCAAGGCGAGCCGGAGCGATTTCCGCCGAGCAGTTCGCCAAGTCATTCGAGGACGTTCGCAACGCCGCGACCGAGGAGGCGACAGCGCTGCGTCGTGCCGCTCAGATCACTGAGCAAAACATAACTCCGCTCCAGAAGTATGAGCGTGCGGTTGCAGAACTACGAGAGCAGGTGGCTGCGGGAAGGATCTCGCAGGACACGTTCAACCGCGCGATGCAGGTCGCCAGAGCGGACCTCGACCGCACATCGCAGTCAGCCAAAGGCACGAGCACGCAACTCGAAGGCATCTCGCGTCAACTCACGGTCATCTCCCGGCTCCAGATCGGGCGTGCAATCGTCGATGGGTTTCAGGTGTTGTCTGGCGCTGTGCGTAGTGCGACCAGCCAGATCAGCGGCATCGTGTCGAGCGTGTCCACGTCGCTCGATTCGCTAAACGATCTCAGCAACCGGATCGACGTGCCGGTCCAAAAGCTCCAGGGACTCGGGCTCGCTGCGAAGCTCTCGGGCGTTGACACGGAGCAGTTCGCCACGGCGGTGACGCGGCTCGGCGTGTCGATCGGCAAGGCTGATCCAGGCGGTGCGTTCGACAAGACGCTCCGTTCGGTAGGCGTCTCGCTCGCCGAGATTCGCGGGCTGCGGCCCGAGCAGCAGTTCGAGGCGATCTCGGCGGCGATCGGTGCGTTGCCGACATCGGCAGACCGTGCCGCCGCTGCGGTTGAAATCTTCGGCAAGCAGGGTGCCGCTCTCGTCCCGCTGTTCAAGGAGGGCGCTGCAAGCGTCGAGGAGCTCACGGCGAGAGCCGAGCGTCTCGGGATCATCGTGAGCGAGGATCAAGTGTCGAACATCGCCAAGATGAACGACGCCTTTGACCTCGTGCGGGCGACGGTCGAAGGCATCATCGGTCAGGTGACAGGCAATCTCGCGCCGGTCGTCACTGCGATCTCGGAGGAGTTCCTCGCGTTCGTTGAATCGTTCTCCGGTGCAAATGGAGAAGGCGGCACAGCGATCGCCGATGCGATCACCGACACGCTGCTCAACGGTGCCGAGTTCCTTGCGGGCGTGTTCGATTCGTTCGTGTCGCAGTTCGGCGACCTATCCACGGTGCTCGTCGATGCCGCTGCTGTTTTTCAGGCGACCAGCGAAGTGTTCACGATCGTCTACGAAGGGCTGCGGGCGGCATTCAATGCGTTCGAGATTGCTGGAAACTCTCTCGCCCTTGCTCTCGGCAAGGCGCTCGAAGCGATCGGATCGTATCTCAACTCGGACCTCGAAGCGTTCGGGCGTGACTTGGTTGCAGCGAGCCAGGCGGCACTCGATCAGAACGCGCAGGAACTGATCGACGCAGCGTCTAGTGTCGGCGACGCCACCGATCGGTTGCTCAATGGAACCGACGGCGACGCTGCGGCGGCAGGCCCGGCCGAGCAGTTTATCGAGGGCATGAGGAGCCGGATCGAGCAAGCTCGCTCTCCAGAGTTCAAGGTCAACACGAACATCGACAAGACACGCGAGGCATTCGACGAGTTTTTCAACGGCATCGTTGATGAGTCCAGCCGGGTGACAGGCTTGATGCGTGAGTTCGAGGCGGCCGTTGCTGCGGCGCAAGAGGACGGCGAGCTCACGGCAGACGAGATCGCTCGCATCAACGAACTGCAAGGGGGCGTCAACGCGGCGATTCAGCAGGAGCTCGCCCTGCGTACCGAGGCGGTGACGGCTGCTCGCGAGCAGGCTGACGCCGACGCCAAGCGAATCGAGTCGCTGCTCAAGACAACCGACGCAACACAGAAAATCATCGACGACCTGTCGGCCGTGGAGCGCGAGATCGCCCGCGTCCAGCAGGAGATCTCCGAGACCGGTGCCGGTGACAGCGGTGCCGCTCAAGCGAGGCTCGACGAACTGCGTCTGCTCCAAGGGCAACTCGATGAGCAACTGCAAGCCGCCGCACAAGGGTTCGAGGGTGGCTTTGAAAAGGCGTTCGCCGCTGTCGGAGGCAACTTCAACCGTCTCGCCGAGCAGGCCGCACATTTCGGCGAGGCTGGCAACGCAGCCGCCGCACGACTCCAAGATGGCATCGCCGCCGCCCAAGAGCAGGCCCGTGACGGCATCCTCAACCGCGAGGCGTTCGAGGCCGAGGTCGCCCGGCAGCAGCAACTCTTCGAGCAGGAGATCGCGAACGTCAAGGCGGTCGCCGACGAGCGGGCGAAGGTCAACGAACTCGTCGATCAGCGGTTCCTCCTCGCCCGGTTCGGTGGCGATCAGCAACGCCTCACGGCGGCACAGAACCTCGCCGCACTGGAACGAGAGATCGGGCGCGTCCAGGCTGACGTTCAAGCGGCCCGTGCTGCCGGGAACCAGGAGGAGGTCAACGCCGGGATCGCCCGCCTCGGGCAACTCGACCAAGTCGCCGCACAGGAGCGGGACATCGCGAGCGGTCGTCGTCAGTTGGAGCAGCAACTCGGGCAGCAGAGGGAGCAGTACCTCAAGCAACTGGAGCAGCAACAGCAACAAGCCCAGCAGGCTCAGCAGAAGTACCTCGAAGAGCAGGCGAAGGCCGTCGAGGCAGAGAACCAGCGGCAGGTCGCCCGCATCCGCGAGCTCAACACGCTGGGCTCGGGCGTCATCCAAGGCAACGACATCCGCACCGCCGAAGGCGCGGCGCTCTTCCTGAGCCTCGCCGCCAATCAGCAAGACCCGGCGCTCATCGAGGCGCGGCTCCAGACGCGGCGGCTCACCGAACTACGTGACACGCTCGTGGCGATCTCGGCACAGTTTGCCGGTCCCGTCGTCCAGATTGGTGGAGGAGTCGGCTGATGGGCGTCGCACACCATCGCGAACTACCGCGCTCGAACAAGTTCCGCCTCGGCGAGGCCCGCGACCTCACGCGGCAGTTCGTCATCACGCACGACGCGTCTGGGCAGGCGACGACGGCGAACCAAGTCGCCGCCGCACTGTCGCTTGACATCGGCAGCGCTCATCCCGAGTACGCCGACGTGCGGTGCGTCGAGATTGAGTACGAAGAGAACTACGAAGGCTCGCAGTACCACTCGCTC